GTCGTTGTCAATTTGAGCAAAATCAGGGATTAATTGTGCTAACCTCTGACTAAACCCAACATCGCCAACTTGTTTATTAGTACCTGCAATTTGATCTTGCAGTTCCTGAATAATTTTATTTTGTTGTTCTAGTTTTTCCTCATAGTCCTGAGCAACTTCTTGAGCAACTTTACGTTGGACGTTCAACAAATCTTCGCCAAACTCTTCTCGATCTGCGTCGGTCACTAAACTGACTTTCTCCTTCGGCTTTGCCGGCTCTTCTTTTTTCACAGTCATTTCCTTTCGGAAAGCGCTTATTTCCTCTGTTAGCTGCTTAACTTGTTGGTGCAGCCTAGGAACTTCAGCGTCGTACTTACCTTTGAGGGTATTGTACTTCTGTTTAAAATCGTCCTCTACGTCCGTCGGTGGCGTGTCAGCTGACTTTACTTCTTCAGGTTCAGCTTTTTTAACCTCCGTTTCTGTCTCAGATTTTGTTTTAGTATCCGGTTTGATCTCTTCTTCAGAAGTAGTTTCTTCTGTTTTAGAGTCAGATTGGGCTTGTAACGCTTTCTCGAGCTCTTCAACTTCGTCTAATTGTTTCTGTACCTGTTTTGGTAACGCCATATTTTTCTCCTTAAAGCTCCAACTCTGTTTTGTAGCGCCCGAAGGTAAGCTACTCCCGTCTTTGGTCTGCTTCGTCGTGCTCTTACGAGCGGTTTGCTACTTTAGGCGAATCGTCAATTGCCTTTAGTAAATCTTTAAATGCTTCGCAACGACCTTGCAGACGGTGGATTGTAGCCATGTCATCTGCTTGCAGTAGCCGCGAAACGGCTTTTTCAGTTTGCTCCTCTAGCAGTGCTATCAGAGCGTTATTGCCTGTTTCTTTTATTCTTAGCAGCGCATTTATTTGCTGCTGGTCACAAAGATTCAAGTCAATCATGGGGCAAGAATACTAAATATGTTATATCGTGTCAACAGGTTGTATATTTAGCTCTTTTGCTTTCTTTAAGGCATTTTCTGCAAGCATCCCATAAAATGCAGCAGCTCTGCCTTCAGAAACATGAGCTATGCCCTTTATTTCTTCTAGTGCATCTTGGTAAATTTTAATTATTTCTTCGGTGCTATTGTCCATTTGGCCTAGGGCTAATTAAATTTTCTTGGCGCCCGCCTTGAGGTGTACCATCTTCCTGCAAGTTTTCTTGGGCTGCTTGAGCTTGCATTTGTTGCATCATTATAGCTTGTTGTTGAGCAATCTCTTGTTGTTTTTGAACATCTTCACGAGAAGGAACGAGACGATCAACATTTGTGTTAAGGTTTCCTGCCATATCACGCATAAGCTCTGCAGTGCCCGGAAGCCCAACAATCTGTTGTGCGATTGGACTTTCCAATACAAGACGCAAGAACTCGTTTTTACGTACAGCTTCTGTTTCTTTAACCACCAGAGACATAGCGCCCCGCGCTAGTATCTGTACGTCACCGATAAGATCAGGATCGTCAGCATATCTGAGGTTTCTTTGGTATTGTCGCTCGAGCATTGGACGTAAAACGTCAAAATCAATATTACTTATAACCTGCTTGATAGATTTTCCTGCATTGCTCATAAGCATTGACAGACCAGACGAAGTTCGTCCTGCACCCGGCACATGGGAGCCTGTCATATATTTGGGTATACCAGACACCTCATCAGCTAAATTCATAAACTTATCGAACACTCCTAAGAGCTCTGCAGCATTAGAATTTGGCTGAAAAAATGTCATTGGGGGCGAGGAATCGTTGTAATCAGAAGCTTGAAACTGCCAGATTTTCCAAGGGTGCATCTGTGTGATGTCCTCGCCCGGAGGGAGACGACTGATATTTACACCAACTTGTGGGCCGGAAGATATACCCATATTATTTGCAAGTGCTCTGGCAGCAGCATTACACATATTTTGAGCGTCCATACACAAATCGGAGACTCCGTTACCGTCTAGGCGACCTGGAACTTTCTCGAACGAGGTAACGTAGTAAGGTTTACGACCAAGAGGGTCATAATTCAGAACAGCACGAATGACAGTGTTATTAACCATCCATACTTCACAAGGATAAGATTTTTATGGGTCAGGAATTTCTTCTTCAGATAAACCCCAGTCAAGCAATAAATCGCCGGGGATAGTATCCCACAATTGTATTGCTGCAACTACATCTGAACTAGCTTCATCCATATCAACGCTTGTAATATCTTCATACTCTTGGTGCTCCTGATCAAGCCAGCTCATTCCTCCAGCACCAAAGTCTATCAAAATAGATCGAACAGACGCTTCGTCATATCCTTCTACACCAAGCATATTTTCTACATCTTCTCGTGTAAGATGATGCACTTCGATTACGGGCATGTTTTGTATATCATCGCCCCAAGGACACCAGTAAAATTTAAATGGGTCAACTCGTTCCCATTCATCCCTAATAACTTCTACAACAGTTAACTTACCATCAACATATTTCATAGTCTTTCGTTTTCGTGGAGTTGGCCCTTTCATAATTGCATACGGAAAGGTCGCTATATCGTTGGTAAATTCAAACAACGCCTTGGTGTACCCACCTTCTGTCATTTGATCTTCCATCTTTTTTTCCATGCGCTCAACACGTTTTTCTGCTTCAAACTTCATGGCTCGCATAGCCGTATCTTTCATACCGCTAGCTAGTTCTTTTAGCTCCTCTGGTGTTGGCGGTGTATTACCAGCTTGATAGTAGGCCATAAGATTTTGACGCATTATATTTTGCATTGTCGCAGTAACGTCGGGCGGTACTTCAGGTATCGGTGTAGCAGAGAGCGACCAAGGTTTATCATTACCTTGTCCTAAAAGTGTATCCCTAAGCCAAGCTGTCGCTGTACGACACTTTGTGCTTACGATACCCATAAAAATTTCTGAACCCCCGTGTTCTCGTATTTCTGCTAGTTTATTTGGATCGTATTCCATGTTTCGCGCACGAAGGCAATCTACTAGTCTGTCCTCTAGTTCATCTCTAAAATGTTCACGCATCATCTCCCAACGATGTCGGGTATGAGATGCAAGACCTTGAACCATAGCTGTGTTTTGGTTCATATCAGACTGTCGTTGCGCTTCTTCTTCTATATCACTAGAACGCGCAACAGGTATTATAGATGGGCCAAGATTCATTCTTCTTCTTTAATGTCTGTTAATTCTGGTCGGCAATAAGCTGAGTATGGACTGTTATTTCCTGCGACATTGATCTTAGAGACGTGCCATGAACACGTCTGATAGTTGCCAACTATTCCTTCGTCCACTACTTCCGATCCTTTCATTAGCACTAAAATAAATATCACAGTCTTCACTACAAATATCATCAAACCGATAACGCGTCAACAGATTATGTCCATCCTGCAGCTGACACCTTAACGACTTCCTTTCTCTGCACATTAAAACTCACAGCGCCAAAAACTTCTCCGCCATCTGCGTGTAGACACATGTATTGAAACGCATCAGCTATGTCAGACCACGGGTGGGATTTTTCTGGCTTCTCATCACGTACCCCCTTCGTATTTATTTTATAACGATATTTTCCTGCAAGAGCCTGTATCAAATTGCCAGCATTGATAGGGCAGGCAATGAATCCATACTTGCCGTCGACCACACGTGTGAGGTATTTGTCGACCGCAGATATTCTAGCCGCTACAGAGTTTGTCCGCGCAGGTCGTATACTGAATCCTTCGTTCTTGTAGATGTCAGCTACCGTACGTTCATCGGTTTGTACACGCTGAAACGCAGCGGGGTCGATTATAACCACAGCTTTTCGCCCTCCATATTTGTTCGCCAACAGAGGTTTCAGTCTTTCTCTGACAAATCGTAACGCACCCATGCCATCAGATATAAGTGAATCGTAAACTATCAGACGTCCGTCGTATGCGACGTTGCCGATTACTGCAGCAGGCGTCAGTCCGGCGTCGACACCTATTATCAGTGGGCTGTCTGTAAACATTGGTTTGAGCTCGTCGTCTGCCACGTGCACTGATCTGTCGAACGATCTAAATACGGGTTGTCCACTTAAAGACTTACCGAACTGGGCGTGTATATACACATCCACCCAGTCTTCCGTCTTACCTTGAGACAGATTATCGTAGTAATCATCAGGTAAATACTTAACCCAGTCTGCTTCAGGGCTCATTCCGCTCGGTTGAAGGGTAACATGTACGTTTTCAGGGGGGTCTGTGAGCAAATCTTCCCAATATGTGTCCATATCAGGGGGGTTTGTCATGCCCCAAAGGTGCATATTTGGCACTCCATTATCGGTCTGACACCCCACTCCATTCATCATTTTGTCCGGATATCGCCCTATTCTACCCTGTGCAGCGTTGTAAATATCGGGGTGAATCTCCCTAAATTCGTCAAAAATAAAGAAACTAGCCTGTAAAGACAGCAATCTACGCACATCATTGGCGTCATCCAGCCCTCTAAACAGCACTTCACACTCAATTTCACCCACTTTTATGATGAATTTGTACTCAGTTTTGAGAAAACTACCCATAATTCCATCAGGAATCCACTTCAGGAAGTCCGGAATAGACGTATCTCGCAGCTGTTCACGCGTATTTCGCACCCAAATTGCCCTAGAACGGCGTATTCCGTCCTTACATGGAGCCATTCTAGCCGCATGATGCAGTATTTTCATGATTCCAGCTGTCGTT